TGCAACACGATCACGCGGGTATTGCCGGCAGACCCGCCGGTGTAGGGATCGACCAGAACATCCGGAGAAGACCAGAAGCCCATCATCAACTGCGAGAAATCGCCGAAGATCATGGCCGAGCAAGTGCCCGACGTGGAACCCTTGGTCAGATCAGACGGCACATGAGAGGTGACGCCCATATTGTAACCATATAGGCCATCCCAAGGTGCTTCCATGATCATCACGCTGTCGCCGGAGCCCTTAGCAGTCGATGCCAATTTAGCTTTGACCTTCGGATTGGTCAGGTAGTGCAGGTTCTCCGTCAGCGCCGCGTTGTCAGCCTCAACCTCTTTCACAAGATTGATGGCCGACGCCCAAGTCGGCGCCCCGCCGTTGGTGCCTATCGCGACGCTCCCGATGCCGGAAGTCTGCGTGATGCCGGTCGGCTCGTTGGAACCGCCGCCTTCGATGGTGACATCTTCCAGCTTCGCGGCAAGGGAAGCCAGCAGATCGTCCCGAACAGTGGCCTCGGCTGATGGATCAGCTTGCGCCATCAACTTGCGAGAGACGTCGGTGAACACCCCCAGCGTTTTTGGCGCCATCGTGACAGAGGCAAAAGTCTGGTTGACCTCCGCTACCGCCGAACCTTCACCAACAAACGCCGCCGTGGCTCCTGCACTAATTTTCGGGATCGCGATATCACCAACTAAGCCGGACATGAATTTCATCCCCAATCCAGCCGTAACCAGACGACCACGCAGGGCTGCAATGAACTCTGAGCCCATGTGATCGGTGCCTTTAAGAAACCCGCCGTCAGCGTTTGTGCCGGCGATGAGATTTCTCTGTCCCCACACAGAACCAGGGGTAAAAAACCCCTTAGCCGTGCGGCCAGATAGTCGCGCGATTTCGTCACTGACTTCGCGCTCGTACCCAGCTTCACGCCAATCGCCAGTCGCTGAAGCCCTGACCGCGCGCAGGAACGAGAATTCGCGGTATTCCGACGCCTGGATATCAGGCTCCGCAACTTCCAGCGGTTTGGCGTTTCCGATTACGTCCAACAATTCGCCTCTGAATTGCTCGACGGTGCGGCCCTTGCCGATGGCGCTTTCCGCCAGGTCGCGACGGTTGTGCTTGGCGCCAAGGGCCAGGATTTCCCCAGTTGACTTGGCGTAGTCGGCACGGGCTTCGGCTGCTGCTTCGGCGCGGGCCTCGTCGACGTTTACGCCGACCTCGATGTTCGTTTCCATTTTGATCTCCTTTGGAACGGTTGCGATTGAAGCCGACCGCCCAACGCCGACCGAATGGTCGGCTGGTATTGAGACAATCGATGCTTCCATTGGCGTCCATCGCGTCGCGGTAAAGACCGTCCCGTCGTCACCTTCGTCTTTGGACATTTCGTCGATGCGGTAGCCCACGCTCACATTCGCGCGGATACCATCGACAACATCGTTGAAGACCTCATCAGCTAATGCGCTCCTTCCGAAGCGCACCTTGGCGCGGGTCTTCCGCGCCTCACTATCGATTTGGACTTCCTCGATAACTCCGATTTGCTGCCTCATGTCGTGATCAAGCAGCAATGGCGCCCGGCCAGACCCTAGAAAATCCAGGTCAATGGCCGAGGCGCTATGTTCTAAAATTTCAGTCCCAAAAGCGCGCTCAACCGGCGCCTCTGACGACAAAGATATGCTGACGCTGCGCGCGTCCACGTCCACAGCTTTACGGTCGAGCGAATAAGCGCGCCGGTGCAAACTGTCCACGTTTCCGCGATCAACCACGCCAACATCGTCGCCGGCAGCGTCACCGGCAGCAGCACGGTCCTGGCCGCGCGTTTCAATTTTCTCATCATTTGTCTCCGGCTCGACATCCGCACAAGCGGCGTCGGCCTCGCGGTCATCCGCAAGGTGGGTGTCCATAATATTTCCTCTATTCGACGATGGGTTCGGCGGGTCGTTTTGCGCCGAACGGTTGGAAGGCCAACGCGAGGCCGAACCTGTCAGCTAGTTCGCGTTCGCGTTCGTGGGCCTC